TGAGGAGTTGTGTCACTCACCACATCAACACCTGTAAGACCTGCACCACTACCACTAAAAGCCGTAGCTGTCACGGTTCCACCTATGGCAACATTGTTACTGCCATCCTCGACCACCATCTTACTTGCAGGCACTGTGATAAATACATCTTTGGTTCCTGAACCAAAATCTACCAGATTGTTGCTGTTAGAACTCGCTATAACAGATCGTGATAGTGTTGTACCAGAAGCTGTAAATGTTCCTACACCAACCTCAAAATCACTATTGGTATTATCAACAATAGCATAATAAGTGGTATCAGCGTTAGATAGATTAGCAGCAAAAGTTTCAAAGTTAGTGACAGCTCCACCTAGTGTAATAGTGCCGGTGCCTGTGGTGGTGGTTGTCTCCCGAACTCTATCTGCTATTACAAATGCCATTAAGCTATCCTTATTATCGCGTTACTCGCATCGGCTGCCGGAAACACAACAGTAAAATCCCCAGAGGATGCTGATTTGTCGGAGCCAAAATCCAATACACACACCGCCGGATCACCAGAGGCGCTATCATTAAATATCAAAGCACCTCTAGCCGTTAATGTAACATTACTAAAAGTTTCGTCTGTAAAATCTGTCAAAGCAGTTGTGCTTGATGCGGTAGGGGTAACGTTTGTAAGGGCTTGTCCTTTTGCCGTATAATTTGTACCAGACACCTCGTTACTTGTAGTATACGCTGTAGTTCCGGCGCCTAAGCTTGCGCTTGAAGTATACAACGCAATATTAAACGTATTACCTGAGCTATTGGTAAAATTATGAACGCCCTTTAACAATTCTACCTTAAAAGATGTGCACATTGCCTGCGATATAGCCATTATAATCTCCTTATCATTTCAGCAAGCTTTTCATGGCCTGCATTTTTAATTGCATTACACACAGTGGTTCTATCTGATTTTATAGCTTCTTTCATGTAAAAAGTAATTACCTTCTCTAAATGCGACTTAAATGCGTGCGCCTGATCTCTAATCTCTGGCGCAGCGTTATCTCCAACTTCAACAATCTTATCTACACAACGAGCGGCCACCTCTTCAGGCGTAAAGCCTCTATTGTTTGTCGTCTGTATGTCTACTATCGGTGTTTTTGGTAGCTCCATTAACATTATTGCTTGTCCCTCATAACCATTCCCGTTCTATAATAATCACTAACCTCTTTTGCTTCACCATAAAGTTTAAGCGATTGCACTGCTTCCGTAAACCTTTGTGCGTAATTCTGCATCACATCAGGCTCGCCTTTCATAAAGGTATATGCCTCCATAAGGCTGCCGTAGAGTAAAGCGTTAGGTGCATTTGTGCTTAACCATGTTTCTCCAGAATCTGCACCTGCTGTCAAACTGTTTGGTCTGTAGTAATAATGCAACTCTACCGCAAAACTGCTGCTAGGTGTAGGTGCCACAATAAAATTATCGGTATCAAACAAAGCGTAAAAGCGTGGCGATCCTGTGGTAGAGGAGTTGGGCGTAAACGTTTGTATAAAGTTTACATCCTTGTAATCAAGAAAAACTTTATTGCTACTGCCATCCGTAAAGCTTAAAGAAAAAGGTGTAAGAAAATCTGTTGGACACGCTAAAAACTCACTGCTTGCAGTAAAAGCTGCTGTTGCATTTTTTCTAAATATAGAAAGTTGCACATTTTTTAAGATGCGCTCTTCTGCGATCTTAATAAAATTAGATAGATTATTGGTAAACGTGGTCTCTGTATTTTCGGAATAATCCTGTATAGCTGTTTTTAAAGTGGCAAATGTAAAACTCATGTCGTCACCGTAACCTCTCCAACAGAAGCAAAAGCGCGTATGGCTACACCTCTTTCTGGAAAACCTCCCGGACCTACAGGCACCGTTAGCGGTTCTTTACGATCAGGTCGAGCGTCTTTTATGCCTTGTGCATCTACAAGTGTCGGAAAAGGCTCAAGCTGAGGCTGCTTAGTCTCAAACTCATCTTTACCTACAAGCGAGCCATTCCATTCTTTACGCATATCAGAATACTTATATTTAAAACCAGACCTGTCTGATATGGCGTTTGCAAATTTACCTCTTGCAAATCTAGGCATCACGAACTCCTAAAGTATTCATACTGAGGCACAACATTAAAAGACGCTCTATCTCTGTCTTCAGTCATTGCTCGTTGAAACTCCTCTTCGTATACTGCTTTTAGCATTTGTGTTCTGTTAGGCGCTCTTTTCATACTTATGTAATACGCAAGACCGGCAGCCAAACATGGAAAAAAACGAAAAGGCATATCCATAGTATTAATAAACGTATCGGCATCGTCCATGCGCGTGAGCGCATCAAAAATTAAAGTATCTGTACTGTTTTCTGGAGTCGGCCATATTTTTAACACGGGTGTAATTTGCCTATCTAAAAAGAATTGATTAGGGCGTCCCGTTGTACTTTTAGTTGGTATACCTAAATAGGTAGACCGGCTAATTCGTTCCATGGCAAAATCTGTACTACTGCGTCTTACCACAACAGATAAGATATCAATCACATTTGTATTGAGATTATATGTCGCTGTACCAGAGGTAAGTGCTTGTGTAGTCTGTGTTATTGTCCACTGATTTAGACCACGATTAGCCCATTCGGCTAACATAAGATTAAGAGAACGCTTGGCAGATTTAAGATCGTAGCCTGTTCTGACCTCTAAACCACAACGTTCAAACGCCTCCTCGATGTACTCCGCAACGTCGAGTTCAAAGTCTGTGCTATCTGATACGGCCATTTACTCATCCTTGTTTGCGTACATATTATCAAAAATTTGGTTTACGTCCAACACATAATCTAAATCAGACTTTGAGTAATGTATATGCTGCGATGGTTTAAAGTCCGGAGGTCCGTCCCCAGTCTCAAACCATGCCGGATGAGTAACACGAACTCGGTTGTTTGGCAAGGCTACAATATTACCTGTATAGTCGCCGGCATCTAATAAGGTAAGAACATGACTTTGTTTATGCTGTGCAGGGTCATCAGCTATCTCACTTTCGGTATAATCAACAGTAAAATGATATTTAGCAGGATAAAACTCGCCACCTATCTTTGCCATCCATGGACACGGAGTTGCTCTGTCTAAGGTATATACAGCGTGATGATGCGATGCACAATCCCAAGGTTGTGCCAAATATGTCTCCATAGGGTCCGGCCACCCCTCAAAGTCAAAATCTCCAACCAATGCGGTAATAGGCATACGCGCCCACATTGCTCCACCGTGCACATTGGGCTCATCATCATCGTTTTCACATCCAGTAAATATTACTTGAAACGACAAACACCTATTAGGCATTGTCGTGACAGCGATAGCCATCGCGTGCAAAAACTCACCATGATACTTCTCATGGTTGTGTGTATATTCCCTACGCACCCAACATTTAAAATGCGGGATGTTACTCTGTAAATACGGCAAATTTAGGCCTTTTTAGTATCCTTAACTAACTTCATTCCTTTTTTCTTCGCTTCGGCCCGTAGTTGTGCGACTGTCATAGTCTTTTTAGTATTGTTCTTTTTAACAGCACCGCCTTTTTTCATCATTCTTTTAACAGCACCACCTTTTTTCATCATCTTTTTAACGGCACCACCTTTTTTCATCATTCTTTTAACAGCACCGCCTTTACGTTTCATGGCATATGTTTTCTTTTTTCGCATTATTAACTCCTAAGTATATAAAGTTTTTTTACGTCTTCCAGACATGACGGCGCCACATCCTCGTGCAATAAATCGTTTACCTTTTAAATTTACATCATCTTTTTCAACTTTACCACCTTTATCGTAGCCAAAAGGCAAACCTTGCAATTTTTTTCCTGTGACAGTAAACGTATCTCGAACTCTTCTGCTAACATTTTTAAGGGGTAAAGTCCTATCTATAAACTGCGAGTAGCTTATTTTTTTAGAGGTATAGTCTCCAATAGCCTTGATATATTTTCTCTCATCTGAATTATATGCTTGTCCCATTATCTCACAAACCCCCCATTACCTAAGCGCACCACGGCCTGTTTTGTGTTCTTAACAACTGTCTTGCCTTTTGAACCCGCACGCTTTTTCTTTTTAGCGGTAGCCGCACGCTCTTTCTTACTTAAAGACTGCGCTTTACTGCGTGGTAAACATCGGTCTGGGTTCTTCTTATCTTTGGAGGTGCCACATTTACCTTTGATCTTGCCGTCCGTGCCAATACGAACCCAGTCTTGTTTTAGCCATTTTTTAAGTTCGCCCATTTAGCGACCCTTTCTTTTTCCGCCTTTTGCCTTTTTAGCATAATTTGGATCTTTGCAATATTTACTTGCAGCAAGATTTGCATAAGCGCTTGGATATGTATCAAAAGTACGCTTTGCCCATGCTTTACCTTCAGGACAAATCTTACCTCCCTTTTTCATTTTTACGACGCCACCTTTGGCCATCTTAATAGGTGGACACGCTCCTGCACCCAAATTGACGGCACTTCTCGTTGCTCGCTTCGTCATATCTTGCACTCCTTTTAATAAAGTCTTCCCACAAAGGTTTTAACATTTCGTTGTTTTGTTCAATCTTGACAGACATAACGGCTGTACGTTTATCAACGTTTATAAGCGTCACGGTCATCCAAGTAATTGCTCCCAAGGATAGTGTGGTAATACTACCAACTAATGCCTGCTTAATTAACATCGCCATCTTCTCCTTGCTTGCCTCAAACGGCTATTTGGGTTTTTAGCCGCTTTTGGAAACTTTTTCATCTGTCCGGCGCTTCGTGCACAAAATGACTTACGCCTTGCTTTTTCCTTAGCTGTTAAATTTTTCTTTTTTGTAACAGCCGTTTTTAACTTACTGCCGGGGTTATCGCGTCTATACTTAGCCACACCGGCCTTAGTCATTCCCGCCCCAGATTTAGTGGAGCGGAAATACTTTTTGGTTTTAGGCGGTTGCTTATCGCGCCTAGTTTTAGTCATAATTCTTACGCATTTTTAACGTAATCGTATATGTGTCGCCGCTAGAATGACCAACCGTTGTAAAGTCAATGTCCCCTGTTGGGGAGCTCGCATTGTTTTTTAAACCACCAAATTCACTGTAATCATGGTGTCCGCTTTGGTTTTCACCCAACTCAATAATAAATGCGCTTGAAGACGCATCAAAAAAGAGGCGGGTCTTCATGCCAATACACTGCCACCATATTTTATCAATGGTGACAGAAGTACAAGCCTGTCCATGACCATTAGTGTTTAAGGCGCTTACATCAACTTTTTTAACGGCAGATTCGCCCGTGCCATCTGAAATATTTGTAAATTTCATAACGAGCACCTTGTCGTTATCGACAAGCTTTTGCGTTGTTACTGCATCTGCCATATTGCCCTCCTAGAATACTGAGTATTCTAATTCGACGGTAAATCTTCCCGCAGTTGCGTCTGCATTAAGTGTTGTTGTAGCGGCTGCATACAGATGCTTACTTGCAATAGCTGCCGTAACGTTTGGTTCAAACACATGAAAATTACCGGCAGAATTATTGAAGTTAATATCAATCTCTGTAACAGATAGAGCAGCAGAGAGTGTTGGCGAGAAAGCCGCAACTCCGGCACCTACAATTTCTGTACCAGAAGATACCGCTGCGTTAGTAGCTGTACCAGAGGTAGCACTTAATTGAAGGGAGCCTACCAAAGTTTGTCCTGCCGCAGTGGTAATACCCACAACAGCCTTATGTATGAAAAACTTAGTAGCTGTTACCAGATCATCAGGGTGGTCTGTATTAAGAGTTCCTAATTCAACCAAAACATCACCATCAGCATACGCTGTGCCTGTGTCTGTCCCGGCTAATGTACCTGCAAATGTTTGTATTTTTCTGGTTCCCAAAGAAATAAGCTGACCTGTTGAATTTACAGAAAAACCTGTTTCTGTAAAAGCACCTGTGGCACTTGCTTTATTTACTGCTTTGAAACCTCCGGTCGCACGTACTGGACCGGAAAAAGTTGAGTTGCCCATGTTTATCTCCTTG